GGGGCACTTTCTCAACCTTCAACTATAGCATTTCCAGCAGGAGATGGAACTTTTTCTCTTGTTGCTTCATTTGTATCCTGGGATGATCAAGCTATAGTTGCAGATACTTTCCAGTCTAACGATAGAGGACCAACACAATGGGAAGGTCTTAGAAAAGTAGTTTATTGGAATGCTAATTTTAATAGGACTACAGGAGAAAGACTTGGACTTCCTGTTTGGAGAACCTTCAATAATCCAGGTGGATCTAACACAAGAAATACCTTGACATATTTAGCACCTGTTGTAGCTCAGGATACAGATTCATCTGTAACGATTACTAACTTCAACCAGATAGATCCAGGCAATCCAATCTATATAGAATGGGATGGTCAATATAATAGAATAAGACCTTATCCCCGTGTAGATGCTTGGGATTTTGAAGTTATAAAACAAGCTGGAGGAGGTGTCAATCCAGCTGTTCCACAGAACTTCCTGAGAGAAGGTGTTGCAAGATATTATTACAAGCCAAGTTACTTAGGATTTCAAACAGATTCTCCTCAAATGCCTCATGAATTTCACCAGTTAATTGTTTATAAATGCTTGCAAACATTATATGATAAAGTAGGATCTGCTACATCATCAGAACTTTATAGAAGAAGAATTGAAGATGAAATGAAAGGTCTAACCAAACGTTATGTAGACCACGTAGATTCTCAAGTTGTAAGAGGCCAATTCCAAATAGGTGGTGGCAGAAGATTTAATTACGATTATTCATCATTAAGAAATGGAGGCGTTTAATGCCAATTAAAGGAGGCTCCATAAAGTTTGAAGGCATTCCAAAGATTGATCAACGCTGGAAGGACAATGCTGGTACTGCAGAAGTTATCAGACCTGCAAGAATAGATCCTTCTGGTGATGGATGGCTTTTTGATAGAGGATTAGAACCTTGGAAAAGCTTTGCTGGATCTACTATACTTGAAAGTGAAACTTCTCCTTATTTAACAGAAAAAGTAGATTCTTTTTTTATATGGACCAAACAAAGCACAGGTCAGGTTTACCATATTGTAGAAATGGGCGGAGAATTATTTTATCTATGGGGAAATAATAATTCACCAGCTTCAGCTACTAATTTCTGGCAAGATAAAGTAACAATAGCTACCGGTAGAAGAAGAAGAAAGCCTAGTGATCCTGGAACACAATATATTCCATTTGCTAATAAATTACTTATTATAAATGGATATGACAAACCAATTCTTTTTTACGGTGAAGGAAGATTTAGAGACTTTGGTTTCTCAATAGCCACACCAACACCAGAGCTTCTTCCTATACAGGTTAAATGGAATAATAGCACAGCCAATGCTCTAAAAGAAGGTATTTTTGATCCTGCATTTTCATCTTCAGATGTTATTGGATTAGGAGATACAGGTGATACTGATTCTTCTTTTTATTCCTATAAGATGTCTTTTATCTCTGATACTGGATCGGAATCTCCATTGGGCGGATCTGCTTCTGTTTCCTGGGAAAATGAAACAGGCTTTACATCAAAGCATGGTGTATTTATTAATGAACTTTCAACAGGCAAAAAAGGAATCGTTGCCAGAAGATTATATAGAACAAAAAACAAAAGATTAGCTCAGCAATCAGATAGTAGAGATGAAATTTATTATCTTGTAAAACAATTCAATGACAATAGCACTACAGAATATATTGATATAGTGCCAGACACATCTCTTGTAGAGCAGGCTCCTTCTATTTTAGATTCTACATCTATCAGTACAACATGGGCTTTTGGAAGTAGCTGGAATAATAGATTATGGTTAGCTGGAGGTAGCGATCATCCTACAAGAATTATTTATTCAGATATTGGCTTTCCTGAGCAGTTTGGTGCTGGATCCTACTTTGATGTAGGTGCAACAGAAGGCGGACATATAACCGCACTTTTTGCACATTACAATTCTCTGCTAGTATTTAGAGAATCAGCAATTGATATAATTAGATATGTTGATGGAATTTTAACAATATCTACATTAACATCTGATGTTGGTACTACAGCTACGTCTACAATTACTTTAGTTCCTAATGTAGGAATAACATTTTTATCTAAAGATGGCATTTATACTTTATCTGGTGGACTAGAAGGTGGTGCAATATCTTCTGTTAAAAAGATATCAGATCTAATAAGTAAAGATCTTACATCAATGTCAATACCTGCTCTGCCATCTGCAATTGCGGCTTATTCAAAAAAAGAAAAAGAATATTGGATACATTATGTTAGAAAAGGAGAAACCGTTCCAACAAAAGGTGTTGTTCTTCATACTTATAACGGTTCTTTTTCCTTTAGAGGTTCTAATGATCCTGCTTCTGAATATCTATGGTCTTTCACTGCAATGGCCGTAGATCCAGAAGGAAACTTTATTTTTGGAACTAGACCATCATGGAAGACTTTAGCTGGAGCACCAGCTTCTCCAACAACCACTAATGCTATAGGCAGATTAATATTTTTGCAAGTTTGGTCTGGATCTTACTACTGGGGAGAATCTCTTTCTGTTGGTGCTCAGCAATTACAACCATCAAGAAGAACATATACTGGTGGACTACTGCCAAAAGAAGAAAACCTATTTGAATCCAACTGGATAGATTTCGGAGATCCTTCTCTAAAATATCGTGTATTTTCTGTTGAAGCAGAGATGGTTACATATGGCGATAAAGCAGTGAGCTTAGATTGGGGATCAGATTATTCTGTTATTTGGTCACCAGCTGGAGATTGCAAAATTAGTAAGCCAGAATTAATATTTACAGCTGGAGAAGATCCTGTGTTTGGACCTGCACCAGCTACTGTAACTAAAGCTCCATTTATTATTGGAACATCTTCACTTAGATCTGGAAGAAAAGTAATAATTAGATGGGACGTAAATACAAGTCTTGTTGAGACTTTTAGATTTAGAATCAGGGGCGCTGCAGGAACTACATTCCATCTTCTAGGATTTAAGATTAATCTAGATTCAAGAGAGCAGCTGCCACTAAATCAAAGAGCTAACGTAGGAGCATACTAATGTCAAAAGTATTTAGCGACAAACCTATATCAGCACTAGAAAGTGTTAAATGGGATAATATATCTGCTAATCTAGATGTAACACTTTCAGAATTTAATGGAGGATTGGATTCTAATAATCTTCCAGTTTTATCTGTTACTGATGTAAAGTTGGTCGAACCAGCAAGAACAAAAGTAATAGCTGGTGCTGTTTCTGGTTTTTCTGTTCAAATGCCATCACAATCCTATCATATAACTAGAAGATCCTCTGTTTATGAAGATTCAACAGATATTTGGACGCCACTGTTCGAAACAGATTTAGATAGTGATACTTGGTCGGCAGGCTTTAATAGGCTTGTAGATTTAGATTCTAATTTTTTGTTAGCGCCATTATCATTTGATGCAAAAGAGGGCATTTTAGTTGGATGTGCAACAGTAGATTGGGAACATGGAAACCAAGTATTTCAAGTACAAGTATCAGAAAATCCTGCCACATTTGCACCAAGAGGAAGAGGAAATGAATGGTGGACTGAATGGGGACTTTTTGTAAATAATATTTTAGTTGCAAAATCAGGTCAGATTTATCCAAGAAGACATACAACACAAATTCCTTTTGCAATTGCAGTTGGATCTCAACCTGTAGTTATAGAGCTTCGTGTTAAAATAAATACATGGTATGTAGCTGGAGCTCCTGTTGCAGGTGAAACAGAAAGTACGCCATTTAAAGTATTTTCAACTACAATTTGGGCACGCAATCATTATAGATAAATAGGAGACAATATGCCTACAGTTTCAAATAATGTATGGTATGAAGGAGAAGTTCCAACTGCAGCAGAATTAAATGCACCTTATGATGCTATAGCAACAGCTTCTGCCGGTTTAAATGGAGACAATTGTAAAGATAATTGGATTACAATTTACCATTTTGGAACAGAACCTTGCAATAATCTTTATTCCTTTGTTTACGATGGAACTTCAGATTTTAGTACCAGCTCTACAACATATGTAACAATAAATTCGACAGGTGTAAATCCATCAGAAATAACACTAAATTATGTTCCAAACCAATATGAAGTTTTAAGAATAGAAATATCTGGACTAGTCACAGATATTGATGCTGCCGTAACATATGATACAGCACTTCCAGCAGGACAAAGAGGTAATCCAAATTATTATGCTTTTAGATTACTTTTAACATATAACGATGGAGGCGGAAATCTAACACAGTCAATAGGTGAATGGGGATATTCTTTTACTACTGCTGGTGGCGATGGAAGGTATTACACTACACTTCCTGGAGATCCAGAAGAGACTGGTGTTCCACTTGGTTTTCAAACATTTCAAGCTTCAACATTATATCTCTACACTGGAACAACTGGCGTAAGAACTTTAGTAAAACTAGAACTTCAAGCAAAAGTTTATGATGCTTCTAACGTTTTAAAAGTATCAAGAAATAATATAGTAGCAGTGAGGGCCAAACACTAATGCCATATGTAAAACCTACAACATTTAATACAGGTGTAGTACTAGATGCTTCTGCTGTTAATTCAAATGATGAAGCTTTAAAACGCTATGTAAATGGAGGATCTATAACAGCTGATATTGCTGCAGATTCTATGGATACAGAGGAAATAGCCCTTGGAGAATATCAACCAATAACAAATGAATATGCATTTCAAACTGGTGTTGATACAGGTCAGGCAATTGGAACAGATGTTATTGATAGGGCTTACTATACATCTCATACAAAAAAGGGAAGGCAAACAGATGCTTCTCTAGATATTTGGCAGTCTCTTTATACAACTGGTCCTTGTATTACCTTACAAAGAGAAGGAGATATTATCATTACTTTTGGAGGAGCTTTTGTTTCTCAAGAAAATGATGTAGTTACACCTGGATTTTGGGATTCTCCATTAAAACTTGGATATATTTATAACGATTCTACTTCTCTTCAGTTTGTAGAACAAACTAGATCTTTTACTTTTGAAGAAGCACTTATGACAGCTACAGTTTCTGGTGTTAACGATCCATTTGGAGCT